TTCAAGGCGTTACGGTTGCGCTTGAAAATAATTCGTCGGCAACGTTTGATTATTACCCGTTGAAGATTGAAAACGCCGGAATTCGAAACGACCTAGACCAATCAATTACAATAAATCTTGGCGACCTTGGCGAAGTATTGCCGAAGGAATTAGACGAAGTTTCTTCAAATAACGGATTTTCTATTAAACCGACTGTTATTTATAGAACTTATCGTTCGGATGATTTAAGCCGACCGCTTTTCGGCCCGGTTCTGTTGGAAGTTACGACTTTCGCTTTTAATCGCGAAGGTTCTTCTTTCGAAGCTAAAGCGCCTTCTTTGAACATTACGAAAACCGGAGAAGTTTATAAAATTGACCGCTTCCCAATGCTGCGGGGTTTCTTATGAGTTTATTTGACGATGCACTAGACAAGCGTTTTACCGAAGCGCCGTTGATTTCTGCAATTAACGTAACTTCAAACGATACGCTTTTAATTCACGATTTGGAAACCGGAACGATTATGCGAATGCCGGTTTCTATTCTTTATTCCGCGCTTGGTTCCGCTTTTGCGTCGCTTATCGACGGTAAAGTTCCGGCGTCGCAATTGCCTTCGTATGTTGATGATGTTTTAGAATATGCCAATTTGGCGGCGTTTCCGGGAACTGGTGAAACTGGTAAAATATATGTCGCACTTGATACGAACAAGACTTATCGTTGGTCTGGTTCGGCATACGTTGAAATTTCGGCGTCGCTTGCATTGGGCGAAACGTCTTCAACAGCTTATCGCGGCGACCGTGGAAAAACAGCCTATGACCATTCGCAAACAACAGGCAACCCGCACGGAACGACAAAAGCCGATTTAGGTTTGGGCAATGTCGATAATACTTCCGACGCGAATAAGCCGGTTTCTACGGCGCAGCAAGCAGCGTTGAACGCCAAAGCCAACAGCGCCCAATCGGCATGGGTTGCGCCTACGTTGGCCGGGGCTTGGTTGAACTTTGGCGGTTCTTATGAAGCTGCCGGATACTTAAAAGACAATTTCGGATTTTTGCATTTAAAAGGTTTGGTTAAAAGCGGAACAGGTGTTATTTTTAATCTTCCTGTCGGATTTAGACCAAGTGAAGAAAAGATTTTCGCAAGTATTGGAAATGGAACGCTTGCCGATGTTCGCGTAGGAACAAACGGCGACGTTTCTTTATATTCTGGCAATTCGTCGTATCTTTCATTAAGCGGCATCGTATTTCAACTTTAGGGCGCTTTATGTCAATCGACGTTTTCTTTAACCGCAGATACAACCGCAATTCGTACAATTGTGCGCATTTTGTTTGCGAAGTCTGGAAAGCTACGACAGGCGAAGACTTAGCCCACAAATTGCGCGGCTTCCTGCAAGCCCCGGAAGACAGACGGGCGGTACTATCAGACCTTCGCAGCTTTAAGCGCCTGCAAACCCCGGAATCGCCTTGCGTTGCCCTTATGCAGCGCCGGGGAAGCGCCCCGCATGTGGGCATGTTCCTTCGCGGTCGCGTTTTACATATTCACGAAATGGGCGTAGAATTTCAACCGATAGACGTTGCTTCGCGCGGCTTCGAAAAGATAGGATTTTATAAATGAAAATCGTAACGCTTGCACTTAATCCGCTAGACCCGGAAACTTGGACTAATCACGAAGTCGCAGATATTCGCGAATTTTTAATGCAAGAATTCAGCGAATGGCCGCAAACTGCCCGCATTTACGAAAAGCAAGTTTCAAGTGCAACCGACGTAACGCCTTCTTCGGAAGCTGAAATAGAACGCTTGGGCGAACTTAAAGGCCCGTTTTACGTCGTTGTTTATCCAGCCGAACCAATTACGATTATTTATGCGCTTGTCGCAATTTTGGTCGTTGCTGTTGTCGTCATGGCGCAGAATCAACCGCCGTTGCCGACGCTTCGCAATACGCAAAGCCAATCGCCAAACAATGAACTTTCGGAACGTTCGAACAAGCCGCGCCCGAATGCCCGGATTCCCGACATTTTCGGAACGGTTCGTTCTACGCCCGACCTTATCGCCGTTCCTTACAAGATATTTGAAAATAACGAAGAAGTCGAATATTCCTATATGTGCATTGGGCGTGGTTATTACGATATTCCGTCGCTTGAAGTTCGCGACGATACAACGCGCGTTTTAGATATTGCCGGAACTTCGGTCGAAGTTTATTCGCCTTTGACTTCGCCAAATTCAGGCCATGCACCGCAACTGCGAATCGGAAGCGCAATTAATACGCCAGTTCTTAACGTTGTTCGTTCGAATGCTGTTAATGGTCAAGTCTTGCGCGCGCCAAACGACCAATTCTTGCGCGGAGATAACAACATTCGTTTTTCAACACCGAATGAAATTCAAACTTCGGCCTTTGATTTTACCGATAAATTCGCCGCAGGCGATGCAATGACAATTCAAGGCGCGGCGGAATACACAAGTTATCAAACGGAAACTAAAACCATTTCGGCATTTAGTGCGGGTTATTTTCGTTTTGTAATTCCGTCTTCTACGCTTCCGGCGCTTTATCAGGCTGGCAAAGAATGCGTTTTGACCGGCGCGACGTTTAACCAAACAGACGGCGACGGATTCATTACGACAACTTACGACCTTTCCGGCATTTATCAAATTGCTTCCGTTGCGCTTGAATCCGAAGTAATTACGCCAGAATTCGGAGCACCTTACACGCAATATTATTGCCGCGTCAATTTGGTTTCGCCTGCAAATGTAAATCCGAAATGGTCTTCAGCTTCCGGCCTTTCAACTAGCGCAGCAATTCGCATTCCAGACGGCGCGGAAATTTACAATCTTTCCGGCGAATATACCGTTCTTTCTGTTTCCGATACTGTAATTACGTTGTCTAATCCTTCGGCTGTTAATCCGGCTTGGGGCGCAATTACAACGACGAATTACATAAGTCCGATTCTTTCCACTACTGGTTCTAAATGGATTGGGCCTTTCGTATTGGATAAAACCAATTTGTCGGAAGTCTTCGCAAACTTTGTTGCATTGAACGGGCTTTATAAAGACGACGGAAAAAACCAACTTCGATTCGATGTTGTTTGCGAAATTGAATTGACGCCAGTTAATGCAGACGGAAGCCCGCGCGGGGCCGCTGAAATGTTTCAAGCGACTATCGAAGGTTCCGCAACTTATCGCAGTTCGCGGGCTGTTACCTTAAAAGCGAATCCTACTTTCGAAGGTCGTTGCAAAGTTCGCGCGCGTCGCGTTACGCCTTCCGATTTGGCTTTCGAAGGTTCTGTAGTTGATGAAGTTAAATGGCGTGATGTTTATTCAGTTTCGCCTGTTTCAGAAACGCACTTCGGAAACGTTACGACAGTTCAAGCCGTAACTTATGCGACGGCTGGCGCGCTTGCTTTAAAAGAACGCAAATTAAACATGCTTGTTACGCGAAAGATTCCGGTTCGCATTAGCGGTTCCACATTTTCAACGGAACTTTACGCAACAAACAACGCCGCCGAAATTATTTCGTTCGCGTGCCTTGATAAATACATAGGAAACCGACAAGTTGCCGAAATTGATTTCGATTCTATTTACAATTCAATTTCGGAAGTAAGCCAATATTTCGGAAGTGATTTTGCTACAGATTTTTGCTATACGTTTGATTCTAGTAATCTTTCTTTCGAAGAAACAATTAAGTCTATTTCCGACGCTATCTTTTGCACGGCTTATAGACGCGGAAGCATAATTAAACTTTCGTTCGAAAAAGAAACGCCGGATTCGACTTTGCTTTTCAATCATCGAAATAAGTTGCCGGGTTCCGAAACAAGAACAATTCGTTTCGGCAATCAAGACAACTTCGACGGCGTTTCGTTCCAATATATCGACCCGGAAGACGACGCGCAAATTACTTATTACATACCGGAAGACCGTTCGGCGGTTAATCCGAAAGAAGTTGAAAGTTTGGGCATTCGAAACAAATTACAAGCTTATTTCCACGCTTGGCGCACTTGGAATAAAATTCAATTTCAAAATGTGATTACTGAATTTACCGCTACGCAAGAATCCGATTTGTTGGTAAATAACGACCGAATTTTGGTTGCCGACAATACGCGCCCTGATACGCAAGACGGCGAAATAATTTCGCAAAATGTTTTGCAGTTGTCGTTATCGCAAAGCGTCGATATGTCCAAATATCCAGAATATACGATGTTTGTTCAATTGAACGACGGAACGACGGAAGCAATACCAGTAACCCAAGGTTCGACAGCAAAACAAGTTGTTTTGTCGCGTGCGCCGCGCCTTCCGCTGGCCCTAGATGACGACCTTTACGCCCGAACAACGTTTATACTTGTGGGCAACAACGAACCGCGTCAAAATGCGTTTTTGGTTTCTGAAAAAGAACCACAAAGCAATTTTACTTCCGTTGTTCGCGCCGTTAATTACGACGCGCGTTATTACGGAAACGATAAAGATTTTATCAACGGGTTGATAAACGAAAACGGCGAACCTGTTTAATCGTTGCCCACAATTAAAGGAGTTTTGAAAATGGCCCAACTGCCCGCCGAAGAAGCAATTGTACGTTTTAAAGAAAATGAAGACCGGCTTGATAAATTTGTCAATGATGACGCGGGTTATACGTCTTCAGGCGGTCAAGCCGTCGAAAGTATCCCGGCGTTTCTTGACCGAATGGCCGAAGATATTTCAGCAACCGGCGCAATTGCGACGACTGAAGCAAACAAAGCGGCAACGGCGGATTATCGCGCCGAAGCTTTGACTTATCGCAACCAAGCCGAAGCAATCAAAAACGAAACCTTTACGGTTTCCGGCATGTTTGCGACGACGGCGGCGGGTATTGCCGGAACAACTAGCGGAAAGGTTTTCGCGATTCCCGCAACCGATGCAAACGACGCTTTGGCGCTTTACAAGAACGAAGCCGGGGTTGCCGTCGATACTGGCAAGCGTCTTGTTGATACAACCGCCGTCGAAATGATCGCCGTTGAAGTCGCCGCAACGAATGGCGTTACGCCTTACGTCGGCGCTTTTGCCGACCAATGGGGCAACGTGTCGTTAGGTTTCCGCGAAGACGGAACCGCGCATATGCCGAAAGGCGCGGCTTCGCTTATGACAGTTGAAGAAAAACTTGCCGCGCCAAATACCGACGTTGAAGCAAGTTCGATTTTCGGATACGTCGAAGTAACGGTTGATAGTTTCGGCAATCTTGTTTTAGGTATTAAAGAAGACGGAACCGTGCATATTCCGAAAGCGCAAATCGACGATTTGAACGAAGCCGGTTCAACTTCGGGAAGCTGGAAAACAATCGACGCGGCAACTTCCGACAGTATCGTATTGATTGGCGACAGTTACACGGCAAGCCATTACACGATTACAGACAAAGCTTACATTTCCAATTTGTCGGCTTTCCTTAACTATCGCTTGCGCAACTTCGGTATCAGCGGTAACGACGCCCTTGATATGAATTATCGTATCGTCAATGACAGTACGTTTTTTGACGGTTCAAAATTTTCCACAATGAAAGCGAAATACGCCCTTATCGTAACATATACGAACGACGGTCAATTTTGGTCGGCTGACCTTACGTATTATCAACGTAACGTCGAGCGTCTTATTGAAAGCGTTCGGGCGCATGGTGTTGAACCTATTCTTTGCAGCGAATTCCCGGTTAATGCGCCGGGTATGGGCGTTCTTCGCGCAATTGCCCGAAAGTTTAACGTACGGTTTATCGACTGCAATTCGTTGAATTACGAAATTGGCGGGCTTGACGTTGGGCCGTTCCATCAAGGCCACCCCGGAACGCGAACCAATGGCGTTTTCTGGCTTCCGATGTTGCAAGAACTTTTGCGTTTGCCCGAACCTGAAGGCGCGCTTAAAGTGTTCCGTCGTCGCCCGACGTTTACCGCCGCTTCGAATGCCGACTTGCTTTATACCGGCGTTGTTGAACGTTATCAAAAGTTCAAAGAACTAAGCCTTTCGCATTATCGCCTTGCCGATACGAATTTGCAGTATTTCGACGAATTGGACGGCCCTAACGTTTACAATTACGTTACAACTTCCGACGAATACAACCGCCTTACCGACGGAAGCGGCGTCGCTGTTACTGATTACGCGCTTGTCGAAGCAACGTTGCCCGGTACAGCCCGAACCCTTGACGAAGTGCGCTTGACAATGACGGCCACGGCTGGAACTGAAGTCTTCGTACGCGACTGGCTGGATTCGACCGCCAGCATACCGGGAAGGGCGCAAGGCACGACGCCGACAACCCCGGAATACTTGGACAAGTGGAACAAGCCGCGCGGCGCTTGGCGGTCGTTAGGGGCGTATGCCGGGCCTGTCATCATTCCCGAAGCATCCTTGCCGCGTTCAATGGATGGCGACAAGATGCAAATTTTGCTTCACAAGTCTGGCGGCTTTACGTTGAATGCGATTGCTGTTGAATATCGCGGCGAATCCGGCAAAGTTGGGAAGTACATTCCAGCGAAAGACGTTACTAACGAAACCGAACTTTTGCCGATTACAACGGTTGCCGCTGGCGATTTGGCAAGTTGGACGGTAAGCGGTACGCCGACGACGCTTGTTCCGATTGACGTTTACAACGCCCCGCGCAATCCGGCCAATTCGGCGCAACCGATTTCGCAAGTTTGCGTTATCACTTCGGCAAACAAAATCGGGCAAACGGTAACTTTGCCGAACCCCGCAACTGTCGGCAAACGCTTTAAGTTGGTAGTGTGGGCAAGATATTTCGCGAAAGCTTTTCTTGATAATACCGCGTATAATCTTGACGCCGCCCAAGTTATCGACCGAAGCGCGCCGGGTATTACGTACGAAGCAAATTCGCCAATCAACAAGGATACCAACGACGTTCGCTTACTTCGTTTGCAATATGCCTTCGCTTCGTCGATTGCTGCAACTTCGGGCATTGAAGTTGACGAATTCGCTTGGCTTGGCTGGCGACCTGTCGAATTCTTTATTGATGTTCCGCCCGCGCCTTTGGGAACTACGGCGTTCACTTTCGAACTGTCTTGCCCCGATGGCGAAATTCAAATTGCGAAAGTTCAACTTAAGGAGATTATGCAATGAGTAACGCAACTGTTTACACACTGAAAAACGCCGACTTTTCCGGCCAAGGTTTGCCGTCGATTTTCCCATTTGTCGCCCAAGCCGAAGCCGAATTTGCGTACGATTTCCGTACGCGGGCAAACCGTTTGAACGACTTGACCGGGCGGCATGCCGACCTTGTGCCGAAACGTCAAGATATTGTCGGCGGCGTAACGCGAACCGTTGACCCGACGATTATTGCCGACCAAGACAGCGGCGCGGGTATTCGGCTTGAACTTGGATACCTTGAAACCGACATTACTTGCCCGACAATTCCAATCGACGGTTCGGTACAATTTTCGGTTTTGGTTGTCGGCGGTTATTCCGGCGTTGCTTTTCCGGCTGAAAAAATTGCAGTTACGGCCCCGGCTTTGGCAAACTTGCTTGATTACGGAACCGGCATTTCTGCAAGTTCTTTTTGTTTCGACGACGAACCTGTTACGCCGCTTATCGGCAACCGGATTAAGTCGGGCGGTTTCGTTAATGCTTCGAACAAAGGTACGTCGGCTAAAAAATGCGTTATGTTGTTGACGTTCAACGGTACTACTTGGACACTTCACAATAAAACGCTTGGAACAGTCGTCGCGAAAACGAATACCGAACTTGGTATTTCCGGCCCGCTGGCCCCTTCGACCGCGCACGTTACAAAGGTCGTTTCGGGGCATTACCATTCAAGTTCGACGCTTGCCGCGCGTTACCCCGCGCTTTATCAGCTTGCCCGCTGGAACCGCGTTCTTACGCAAGCCGAAATCGACCGGCAATACGACTTCACCAAGGCGGCATTTCCAGCAATCGGCATTTAATACGCCGAATACGACAAAGCCCGGTTCGCCGGGCTTTTTTGTTTAGAAGAACTGAAGTTGCTTTGTCGTTGCTTTTTGGTAATACCCACAATCATAAAGCATTTCGACGGCTTCGTTTATGTACCAATCGTAATTTACGTCGTCGGGAAATTCGGCGGGCAAATCCATAAGCGGGCGCGCCCCGTCGGTCTTGCCGACTTTGTTTCCGCTGATTACGTACGAAATATGCCCGGCTTCGCCCTTCGGGTAATACCAACGAACGACCTTGCCCAAGTATTGCCCGTTCTTTTCGCCCCCGCCCTTGACGTTCTTTACTGCAACGAAGCGGCGAATATCGCGGCATTCCTTAACCGTCTTTTCGACCGATTGTTTGTTTTTGATAAACTGTAAAACCGCGTCAATGCAAATCAGCGTTTCGGGGTTCTTCGACAAAATCGAATTCAAAGCCGACCCGCGTTCAGAAAATGCGCCTTTGGTTTTACAGCCTAAACGTTCGTCAAGAAAACGCGCGTCGGCGTCGCCGCCGTCAACTTTAACGGCAATATACGTATTAACGTCGCGACTGTAAACCGCCGAATACCGCGTTTCTTCGGTCTTGAATGCTGTTCGCTGTTCCCATTCGGCAATAATTGCCCGAACTTCAGCATGCCGCGATTTGTGATACTTCGAAACAATGCCGTCGGTATTTCCGCTGATTACGTCAATACCGGCGTCGTTCAGCATTTCAATAAGCATCAAAAGAACAAGTTGCCCGGTAATGGTAACTTGAAGCATAAGTTGCGGCGCGTAAAGCGTTGAATATTTGTTGCCAAGTTTGCCGAAGCTTCCGTTAATCGTAATCTTCAAACTGTCGGCAATGGTCTTCCAACGCTTCGCCCCGGCTTTGTCGCCTGTCTTCTTAGCCTTGGCGGCTTCGTTCTTGGCATGAATGCGGGTTTCGACAATGGCGTTATAAACCTGCAAGAACGCTTCGCCAAGGTGCGACGGGAAAAGCCTTTGATTTAAGATAATGCGCGGATAGAACGATTCTACGTCGTTATCCGCCAAAATAATTTCGTCGGTCGCTTTGTGCGCTGCTTTCTTTTCGGTCGAATGCAAACCGCCCATGCCTAGCTTATAGACGCTGGAACCGATTTTAACTTTTAGTTTGTCGATTTCATCCGGCATTATCGGCGACCCTAAGCCGTCAAGATAAAACCGGGCGTTCTTGATTACTTCGAACATATCGCGCAATTGCTGCGAACGATATGAAATGAAATCCGGGGCGTTGTATTGCAAGACCAAATCGGCGGCAAGTGTGGGCTTGCGCGGATAATAGCCTAGAACCTTTTGCAGTTCGCTATTAATCACGGCTTCAGCTACTTGGGCATCTGATTTGCTGCGAAGGTCTATGCCGTATTCTTCCGACATTTCCATTCGCAATTTAATTTCGGGCGCAAGTTCGTTAAATAGAAGTTCCGTATTCGCTAAGTCGTTGCAGCAATACGGGCGAACTATGGCCGCATCTTCTGCCGTCAAAATGTGCGATTCGGGAAACGGCAAATCTTGCATTTGGGCCGCGTGCAAACGACCGGCATAAAGCTTCAATGAAGCCGGGTTAGCGGAAACCCCGCCATTTACCGGGCAAACGTTAAATATGTCAATATGGTTGTATTTGCCAATTTGAATTCGATATTTCTTTTCAATATCGAACGGCGTAACTTTTTTCGTTCCGTAATTCTGCCCGCTTTTAATAATGAAGTCGGAAGCTTCTTTAAGTTCGTTGCAGCTTAAACCCTTCGCCGCAAGTTCGACCATTGGAATATCGTAAGAATTCGAATTGAAGCCCACAAGGCAAAATCGCCAAAGCATCCAACGCAACTTCATTTCGGGAAAGTCGTAATCCGGCGACCGTTCGAACGCGACAAACTTTCCATTCGCCAGACATTTAAACGCGACATAAAAGAAGTTTCGGTAACATTCAACGTCGAAGACGAAGACGCTTCCGGCTGGAACTGCCATTAGTTCTTCGTCTGTCATAAATTCGACAGGCCGAAGCATAAGCCGAACCGCCGACGCTATCTTGTCGATTTTGCGGTTTGCTTTTGTTTTAATAAAGCCGTTTTCGTCTAGCATCTTCGAAGTTTCCTTTTAAAATGGAATGTCGTCTTCGTATTCGTTCGAAGCTTCGGCATTATGCGGCGTTGCGCTGTTTCTGTCAATACCTGAAAGAACACCCCGCACGTTTTCGCCGAAAAAATACGCCTTGTTCGAATCTTCGTCGAAATGAACGTTCTTAAAAGACGGTTCGACCATAAGAAGATATTTCGCATTAAAACCCATGCCTTCGGGCAAGCCTTCGATTTTATACGTCGAAGCTTCGGTTTCTTGTTCATTCGAAGCCAACATGCCGTCTTCAAAATAGACAATCCCGCTTCGACTGAACGATTCAATCGAACGAACGGCCTTGTAAAATTCTTCGGGAACGGGCCAAGGGTTCAAGCTTTCGCAATTGAAAACGATTCCGTAATTCGGGTATTGTTCGCCGAAAAGTTGCGTCTTAATAAACGAATCATCTTCAAACCAGAACGTCGCAGACGCCCCGGAATAGCCAAACCCGGTAAGCGCCTTGCCTGCCTTGGCAATGGCGACCGCCGACGCCTTGGGAACCAGCATACCGGGCGGAAGGTCGATACCGTGCCAGTATTCGACCAGAACATGCCCATTCGTCGCGACGGCGCTTCCTGACTGCAACAGCACGGCGGCAAGGTGCGCATGTTGCGCCCCGTCTGTCGCCAGCGGCAAGACCGCTTCGAAGGCGGCTTTAATTCGGTCGTCGATTACGGCGCAACGTTCATCGGGGCCGGTAATTTCGAAGTCGCCGAACGCAACGCACGGAACAAGCGCCTTAAACGCCCCGGAAACGACCGCAAGGGCCGTCGGCGATAGTTGGGTAATAGACAGGTCTTCGCCGACCTTGGAAAGCGCGTCGATTAGTTGGTAAGTATGTGGGCACGCGGTCAAGTCTTCTTCGACTTTCGTTGCGACCGTAAGAACGCCGTTCGACGCTGCGGCCCAATTGCCGGAAATCATGCCGAACTGTTGTTGAACTGTTCCGGCCTTCTTTTGTGCGACGGCAACGAACTTCAACGCCGCAAGCAATGACGCCGCAGGGTTTGCGGTTGCTTTTGGCCGTCTGGCGCGATGTTTAGGCTTTGCCTTCGTTGCTTCCGGGGCTGCGGCTGGCGCTTCGCCTGTTGGAAGTGGAACGTTATTGTCAATTTGCGTTGTCATTGCTTGCCCCTTCGTTGTCAAGTTTGGAAATTGCGGCTTGAAGATAATTTGCCATATCCAAGGCTTCTTCTAAGGCATGTTGCAGCCATGCGCGAAGCGTAAGCGGGTTATTATCGGTTGTTACGCCATACTTTGCAAGCCCGACGATAGAACGTTGCAACAACATTTCGCGGTTCTTTTCTACGTTGGAATCGGGCGATTTTTCGGGTTTGTCTGTCATACTTTCACCATTCAGCGGATAAGATTTCGGGATATTTTTTGTTCGTCCAAACCCGAATGCGGGAAGGAACGCGCAATTCGGAAACGCGGCGTAAAGCTTCGTAAGTTGTAACGGGCGGGTCTTCGTAATGGCGTTGTCGCCACCAATCGCGGGCGCGCTTGCCTGCAATGCCGGGATGTTCTAGGCAAATCCATTCATTGAACATTTGAAAGCCGCAGAAATACGAAACCTTAATCGAAGGTGGCGAAGTAAGAACGCCGTTTGCGTCGCGCTTTTCGTGCAAGTTGTAAATAATCTTTTGCACGTTGAAATAATCAACTATTGGCGCATCCGACCGCAGAACGTCGCCGCCGAATGAATTTGCAAACAACTTCGTTTCGAAACTAAATTCGGTTCCGCAGTTTATGCAATGACGCGCCGACGCATGGTTATAAACGCCGCAGTTTTCGCAGATACGAACCGGCGCGTCGCCGGGCGCACCTTTGCCGGGTTTGCGCGGTTTTACCGGGTCGTTTATCGGCCCCAAGCGTTTAACGTTTCCGGCGAAATCAAGAAACAAGCAATTTTCTTTGTTCGTAGCTGGCGACGGTCTGGTTCCGCGCCCGCCCTTTTGAACGTGTTTGCCCGGCGACATAGTAGGTTGAAAGTCGGCGATAAGGTCAATCGCCGGGAAATCATAACCCGTCGTATATTTATTCATGCCCACAAGTGCGCGATATTCGCCAGCTTCGAAAGCCGCCATACGAATATCGTTTTCTTTTTCGGTTAATTTCGAATGACTGGCAATGGCCGGAATACCAAACGAATTCAACATAGACGCGATATGTTCGGCATTCTTGACGCCAGCGGCGAAGATAAGCCAATGGTTACGGTCGTAAGCAAGTTCGCAAGTTTCCTTCAAACCTTCGTAAATGACCTTTTCGGCTTCGTCTTCGGCTTGCTTGCCGTTGAAATCGCCGTTTGAAAGGTTAAGGTTCGACGTATCAATTTTCGTTGCAGTCGGGCGCGAAATCAACGGCGACAAATAGCCTTCGGCGATAAGCCGGTTAAAGGCTTCAATTCCTGTTATGTCGTAACAAACATCGGTAAAAATGCCGTCGTCTTCGGTAATCATGCCTTGTTTAAGACGGTAAGGCGTCGCCGTAAATCCGATAACCTTTAAGTTCGGATTAATCTTTTTCAGTTCGGCGATAATGTATTGATATTGCGTATCTTCCGAAGGGCTTAACAAATGCGCTTCGTCAATAATCAACAAATCGCGCCAGCCGAAATGCCGCAAATGCGGCGGCTTGTTGTCGCCAGCTTCAAGCGATTTTTTAATGGCAGGCGCGACGGATTGAACGCCGCCGAATACGATTGGCATAATCATTTCGCGGCTATTCAGGCCAGCGGAATAAATGCCCATTGGTGCGACAGGCCAAACCGACAAAAGCTTTTCGGCGTTTTGCGAAATCAACTTTTTAACGTGCGTAAGCATCATTATTCGTTGATTCGGCCAATATTCGAAAATCTTACGAATGAAGTTCGCAATAACGACCGACTTTCCGGTTCCTGTCGGCATAGCGACGACAGGGTTTCCGACCCCGCCGCGCTGGAAATAATCGAATATTGCGTATTCCGCTTCGTCTTGATACCAGCGGTTCGCGTAAATACTAGACATTTTGCGTTATTGCCTTATATGAAGGGCAGGCCGTCGGGATAAATTCTTTCGGAATGTTCCCGTTATGAACTTCGCAAAACCATTCGGCATTTTCAACAGGCCGGGCAAATGCGCAGCTTCGGCAATTGACTTCGACGACCGCGCCTTTATGGCAAACGTCTTTCAAATGGCAATATCCGCATTTGTGAAACGTTGGATTATCCGAAAGACGCGCGGGCGGCGTTTGCGACAAAATGATTTGTTCGGCTTTCATAATCATTTGTTCGCCCAAGCCGTGATTAAGCTTCACGACTTCAACATGCAACGAATCGTCGTTTTTGTTGATATTCAGATAAACGCAATATCGGAAATTGTATTTCTTGCCATACGTCGAAGTTTGCGCGAAATGTTCCGGCTTTGCGATTGGCATTCCATCGTCTGCCAGCTTGTTAAAACCCGCGCCGGTTCCGTTGGTCTTGAATTCCAACAAAACGGGTTCTTCGATACCGTAGCGTTCGGGCAAAACTGCGATGCCGTCAAGCGACCCGCCGAAGTGCCCCATAACGTCGGAAATCCTGTATTGTGGGTATTCGCCTTTTTCGTTTGGCGCTTCGTCGCGATTTTCGAACCAGACTTTAAAACCGATTCCTTCCAGCCATTCAACGAAACGCGCTTCTTCACGATGCCCACGATTAAACAACCGTTGTTGCCGCCCGGTCGTCTTTTCATGCAAACACCAGCGGAAGACGTACCAAAGATAACGCTTGCATTCGCGACCGATAAGGCTTGCGCCAAGGTGCGAACGGTGCCCGCCGTCGTAAGTGCGAACGCAATATTCGTCGATTTCTTCAAGAATGCGCTTTGCAAGGGCTTTCGATACGCCGGGCGAATCCAAATTAACGCCTTGCTTTCCGTCGCTTAATTTCTTCGGCGCTTCGGCGCTGTTCGTTTTGTTCGCGTTCGTATTGCTTTCTTTGCTTGGCATCTTGTTTTTCCTTGCGGCGAATCAACGCCTTTTCATGGGTTTTCAAATAATCGGCGGATAACGTCGCAACGTCTTTCAATTGGTCTTTACTAAGCCATGAAATATGGCATTGCGCCGGGTCGATTTCTAGCGCCGAAGCTAACCAATTATACGCCTTTGAACGCGATATTAAACCGCTTTTCCAAAGTTTGTCGAATTCGTCATGCGCCCGGCTTCGAAGTTGCCGCGTTTGACGGTCTGCCATTCGGCCCAATGGAAGTTCGGTTTTTGGATGACAACCGACCGCCGCGCGACAATCGTTGCAAAAATAAATTTTAGGCCATTCGCCATAAATGCGCCCGTAAATTTTATCGTTCGTTGTTAGTTCGATATTAACCGAACAACAGTTATCGCAATGCTTAGGCGGCGGCAATGCGTCTTTTAAGTTCGACATACGATAAATAAACCCCCAAAGAAAGCCGGGGCCGAAGCCCCGACTAAGTTACGACCTAGCGATTAACGTTGGCCCCAAGGTGCGCCGCCAGCCGGTGCCCCGCCGCCCTGTTGCCAGCCGCCCGGCTGTTGGGCCGGTTGCTGCGCGGGCTGTTGGGCCAGTGCGCCTTGACCCCATGCCGGGGCATTGCCAGCCGGGGCGGCGGGTTGCTGTTGTTGGGCAGGCTGACCGCCCCAAGCGGGCGCGCCGTTGCCTTGGGGTTGCGCTGCGGGCTGTTGCTGTTGCCCGCCCCATGCCGCCCCGGCTTGGGGTTGCTGCGGCTGTTGCTGGCCGAAGCCGCCTTGGGCGGCGGGTTGCTGTTGCGGTTGCGCAGCCGGTGTGCCTTGGCCCGCCTTGCCGGGTTCGTGGCCGTTAATGTCGAACACCTTTTTAACTTCGGTGTAACCCTTGGCTTCGGGATTGCTGCCGGGTTCGTGGCCCTTTTGAAAGCCAACTTCGATAATAAACGGGATATTGTGCATTTGCGCCGAATCTTGCACGTTGAACACGCCGATAACGTGGCAAATTGCGGAAAGCTGGCGATGCGCGATTTCTGCCGTTTGCGGGTTGGAATGGTACAGATTCAGGCGATAAGCGCCGGTCGTGCCTTGTTGCGGGCCGTCGATAAGCTTCAAATTCAATTGAAGATAACCGCCGTCGTTTGCCTTGTTCGCCTTCACTTCGGAAGATTCGACGATGACGGGATGACGACCGACGGGCAGGCTTCCGCCGCCTTGCGTTGGGTCGAATTGTTGTGCGTTGAACGCTTGCAAAAGTTGTGCCATGATTTCATTACCTTTTCGAAAAGTTCCGACAGTTTAAGGCCGTCGGATTCGCCTATTCGTGATTATAACGCTTCTTTTAAACTTCGCAAGCGTTACGACATACATTTTTTAAAGATTGCATCCAAGTTCGGCGGTTCGATTTCGTTAAGCCGCCCGCTACGGTCGCGCGCCATGATTCCGAACGTCGGCAAGCAACGGAAGCCGACAACGGGTTTCGCTTGACCGGGAATATTGACTTCGCCAAGGTGCAAGATTTCGTCGTAAAGGTGCGGAACCTTAACGTTCAAGTCTTGACCGGGGAAATACGGCTTCTTCGTCGTTACGCCGTTTTCGTCTGCGCTTGCCTGCTTCGCAATCAAATAAATATGTTTGTTCGGGAAGTAATACAAAGCATTTACGATTTCCATAACGCGACGCGACATTTCGCCGTAAGCTTTGCGCCCGTCTTTGTTGCGGTTAAGTTCTTGCGTCAAGATGATTTCGGCAAGCTGCGAAACTGAATCAATGCCGACGGTATCGAAGTTTTTTGCTTCCGCCGAAGTGAAAAGCCATTTAAAGAATTCGTCGATACGTTCGGGCGTGTAAGCATCCCAAGCCGGAATATTTACGGCGTCGCGCATTGACAACATGCCGGGTTCTACGACGCAAAGAACGGGGCGCGGCGCAGTCTTGATAATCGGGGTCTTGCCCATGCCCGGCCCGCCATAAACAAGCGCCTTAACCCCGAAGCGTTGCGCCAGTTCCGACGCTGGCTTTAATTGTGACATTTGCATTTTTACGCTTCCTTTTGATTCGCGCCCTTAATTGTGGGCTAACGGGTTTCGGGTATGGTTCATCGTCGATTGTACCGAATTCGTTTAATCCCCAAATGGGAACCTTTGGGCCGCGCCCAAGTTTCGGCATCTTCCAATCTTCAATATAAACCGTTTTTCTTTCGTGAAGAATTTTCATATAAGGCCGAACATTTCGAACATGAATGCCCAACAGTTCGGCCAATTTGTAAGAAGTAAGCCCGCCCTTATCTTTCAAAAAACGTTCGATAAGGGTTAGGGCCGATTGTTCTTCCCGCTTGCGCATTATTTCGGCGCTTTTGGTGCGATGATTTCCAAAGTCGGCGCACCTTCCGAAGTTACGATAACTTCGTCGATAATCTTTTTATATTTTTCGTCAAGCTGTTTGTATTCAGTCAAAGAAAGGTCGGGCGTCCATTTAACCAGACGTTCGGCGATAAGTTCGCCGACAGCGCCGCCGACTTTTTCAATCTTCGCCAAGGCTTTGTCGATTGCGGCTTTGTTCAACTTGCCGTCTTCGGTCTTAACGAAACCGTAATTGACCTTTTTAACAGCCTTCGCTTGATAGCCGTTGCCAAGTTCGATTCGTTCGGTTCCGCTTTCCTTGTTCGGGTCAAACGCAAAAGCGACGACGGCTTTACGTTGTTCCATTTCTTTTTCTTTGGCAACTTCCAAAGCTTTTTTGGATTCTTCCCAAGACAACAACAGACGGTCGCGTTCGGCGATAAATTCGGCTTCCGTGTAGTTCTTCACTTCGCCGGTTTCTTTGTTGGTAATTTGAATCATAATGAACCTTCTTTCTTGGTTAAGCCGTCGCACAATTGCGCCGGTATGGTTCGTATTATACGACGGCTTTTTAGGTTGTCAAGCGTTACGACGAAACTTTTTCGCCTTCTTCCAAAATACGACGTTCGCCGAACAAGTCGCGATTGTTTGCGTCGTATTCGGTGAAACGGTCGGGGAAGCGATGGCGAAGCTTCGCGATGTTGGTTCGCTGGATGCCGTCGAAGGTAAGCCCACAAGCGCGGGCCAAAAGGGCGTCGTACCAAAAGCCGTCGCCGACTTCTTCGCCAGCGTTCGCAACGTCGAAGGGTTCGCCATTGATTGCGGTTGCTTGCAAGGCTTCCAACAGTTCGCCCGCTTCGGTTGCCTTGCCGATGATTGCATGAATGATATTGCGGGCCTTCGCGTCTTCGTCGGGATGCTTCGAAATCCATTCGGGAAGGCTGTTGCAGTTCTGCCACACTTCGCCCGAAACATTCGTAACGCCAAGGTCGCGACCGTAGAACAAAGCTTTCTTGATGCGGTCAAGTGCGTTAAGTGCGTCGATTGCCTGTTGCAGCACTTCGCCAAAGTGCGCCAGCGGTACGCGGTCGCCGTAGAAGTGCGGGGATGCGGTCAAGTGCGCTTCGGCGATGTAGTCGAAGGGTCGTTCGTTCGTCTGGTTCATAGGTTGCCCCGTTGGTTGTCGCCTTGGCCCGGTGCCTAGCGTTCCAGCATCATAAGACAAAAAAAGTTGTCGCGCAACAAAATTTTATCTTGTCCGAAAGAATTTTTCCCGTTATGATGGCAGGCATTGACCGAACAACCGACCTTAGAAGGTGCCAAACATGGCCGAACCGACCAAGCTTCGCGACGAAACCCGCGAACTACTGAAAAACCGCCCGGCGACGCTGGAAATCAAGACGATAGCCGCCGACCTTGGCGTTTCTGTCGGTTGGTTAAACCAGTTTGCGCGGGGTAAAATAGAAAATCCGGGCGTCGTTACTATTTGCGCGCTTAATAACTATCTGTCGAACTTCAATAAGAAAAAGGCGGCGAAGTAATGTTAAACAACATACCGCACGAAATGCGGATTTTTAAACAATGGGTTGTTTGGCGTTACGAAGATACAGACGGGCCGAAGCCGACAAAGGTTCCTTATTCCGCTTTAACCGGAAGGCTTGCCAGCGTAACCGACCCGACAACTTGGGCAAGCTTCGACGAAGTTTCGCACGCTTACAAAACTTCCGGCATGTATAGCGGAATTGGCTTTGTATTGACCGAAGCCGACCCGTTCGCGTTTATTGACTTGGACGACACAAAAGGCGACCAAACCGGATTAGACCGCCAAATTAAAATCTTTAACGAATTTGACAGTTACGCCGAAAAAAGCCCAAGCGGCAACGGTCTTCATATCATCGTAAAAGGTTCTTTGCCTTCGGGTCGTCGTCGTTCTTCAATCGAAGTTTATTCTTCGGCGCGATACATGACCATGACCGGCGATGTTTATAGGAACGCCCCGATTAAAGATTGCGGCGAACTGTTGAACGTTCTTTGGTCGCAAATGGGTTCGGGTTCGGTTGCCGCCGCTGTTTATGCAGGCGTCGCCGAAGCCAAAGAAACCGACGAACAAGTTATAGCGCGCGCAACCGCCGCAGCCAATGGCGACAAGTTCGCCGACCTTTACGCCGGGCGCTGGCAAGATTATTACCCGTCGCAATCCGAAGCCGACTTCGCCTTGGTCGATATTATCGCGTTCTATACGCAAAACCGGGCGCAGATTTCCCGCATGTTTCGCGCGTCTGGTTTGGGGCAACGGGAAAAGGGAAAGCGCGTCGATTACGTTAATTACATGCTTAACAAATGCTTCGACCGCATGTTGCCGCCCGTAGATATCGACGGATTGCGGAACCAACTTAACGAAGCAATCGAAGCTAAGGCGAAGGCCGAACAATCGCGCGCAATGGCACAAAGCGACGCGGCCCCGCAAGCGCCGCAGCCTGTCGCAATGCCAGCCCCGACAACCAACGTTTATTCAGTTCCGCCCGGATTAGTCGGCGAAATTGCCCAATTCATTTACGCCGCCGCGCCGCGCCCTGTTGCCGAAATCGCTTTGGCCGGGGCGCTTGGTTTTCTTGCCGGGATTGTGGGCAGGGCTTACAACGTATCGGGAACCGGGCTTAATCAATACGTCTTGCTTTTGGCCCCGACCGGAACAGGTAAAGAAGCAATCGCAAGCGGCGTCGATAAACTTATGGCGCAAGTTATACGAACTGTTCCCGCCGCCGTCGATTTTATCGGGCCGGGCGAAATTGCATCGTCGCAAGCAATTATTAAATATATGTCGAAGGGGCCAACGTCGTTCGTTTCAATGGTCGGCGAATTCGGCATTTATCTTCAACAAATGGCCGCAGCGAATGCCGCGCCGCATCTTATAGGCCTTCGTCGTTTCCTGTTGGATGCCTACAATAAAAGCGGCGAAGGAAAGGTTTTGCGCCCGTCGATTTATTCCGACCGCGAAAAGAACACCGCCGCAGTTATCGCCCCGGCTTTTACGTTGCTTGGTGAATCAACGCCCGAAAAGTTTTACGAAGGTTTGCACGAAGGTTTGATTTCCGAAGGTCTGTTGCCGCGTTTTACGACGATTGAATATCACGGCGACCGCCCGCCATTGAACGCAAACCACATTTACGCGCAACCAAGCTTCGAACTTATCGACCGGCTTTCGACAGTCTGCGCACATGCTTTAATGTTGAATAGCCAACATAAAGCGGTTCATGTTCAATTTACGCCGGAAGCGAAAGCCTTGTTCGACCAATTCGACGAACATTGCGATTTGAACATTAACGGTTCCGACAAAGAAGTTCGCCGCCATTTGTGGAACCGGGCGCACATTAAAGCGATGAAACTTGCCGCGCTTGTTGCCGTCGGCTGCAACCCTTACGACCCGATTGTTTCAATCGACGTTGCAACATGGGCAACGAACCTTATTGTCGCCGACGTTCGCAATTTGCTAGAACGTTTCAACGCTGGCGAAATTGGCATAGACAACGACGAAACGAAACAGATTGGCGAAGTCGCAAAGACGATTAAACAATTCGTCGTTTCACCTTGGCAAGACGTTTCAAAGTATGCAGGCGAAGGAATGTCGAACCTTCATTCGGCGCGCATCATTCCTTATTCATTCATACAAAGAAAACTTGCGTCTGTTGCCGTATTCAGGAAAGACAGAATCGGCGCAAGCGGCGCAATCAAACGCGCTTTGAAGACGCTTGCAGAACGTGGCGACTTGCAGGAAGTAAGCCGCGCCACTATGTCGAAAGACTACGGAACGACCGCGCTTTGTTACATGATTTCGCACGCAAAAGCCTTCGGATTGTAGCGCCGAAACAACGCCAAAGCTTCAAGCCGCCTTCGGGCGGTTTTTTTTCATCTTTTTTCGTCGTAGGTCTTGACGAAGCTTCGAAGTCTGCTAGAATTCAATTGTCGCAACAAACAACCGAAAGGAAATGAAATGTATAACGTTGAATGGATTGGCAAAGACGAAACGCCCGGCCAGCTTGGCGGCTGGATTAAAATTCTTTCCTATGAACAAATCGCGCCGTTCTGCAAAGAAACAATCGAAGCGGGCGGCATTATTCTTCGTATCACAAAAGCATAAGGAACCAACGAAATGCAAAAACTAAATATTAACCGTTCAATCGTCGAAGTTACGAAGAACGAAGGCAAGGAAGTTCAACGCCTTAAAGCCCTGTTGGAAGCCAGCCGGGAACAGGCCGAACGAAGCGCCGATATTTGGATGCGCAGCGCGCCCGACGACAAGGCCGCAGCACGACGCAAGGCAGTTTGCCGGGCCTTGGGCCTGCCTGATACCGTGCGCTTCCTATAGCTTCGCCAGCGGCCCCGGAATGGGGCTTGCTTGCCCACATTGAACCGCGAAGGACTTAGACAAATGGAAATCAAACCGGAAGACTTGGAAATTTCAACGTATTGCACCGGGTCGGCTTGGATGCGTAAAGAAAACGGCGTTCGTTTGAAGCACATTCCTTCGGGTTTGATTGCCGAATGCGCCGACGACCGTTCGCAACATCGAAATAAAGCAAAAGCTTTTGAAGAACTGCAAGCCAAGGTCGCAAGCTGGAAACCAACGAAAGAAAGTTTCAACAATTCGACCATTCGCGAACGCACGCCCGGAAAGCCGCATATTGTCTTCGTTGCTGGTTACTGGCGCGTTTCGACTTGGAAACGTGGAACCGGAAGCCTTTACTATGAAGCGCATTCGTTCATAAGACGTTTAAACAACTTTTAACCTTCGACCGCTTCGGCGGTCTTTTTTTTATCTACGTTTTACCTTCGTGTATAACAGACGATACAGAAATAGAACGGTCGAAGAATGGCTAAGTCGTTGATTCGTAAAGACTTATAAGGATATAACAAAATATAACAGGATTGACCCCTAGACCCCTACCGCCTGCACTCTTAATTAAAAGCTTACTATTGATTAAGTGCTTTATTTGGTATTATATTTTGTTATATTATTATATATCCTTTAAAATCAATGACTTAGCTACTATACAAACCCTTCAATCTGTATAATGGTTCATCAATTGATTAAAAGCTTGACACTTGATAAAAAGCCTGTTAGAGTTCATCAATTGATTAAGGAGTGTTGAACATGAATGCGCCGAAGAAGAAAGGCCCGCCGAAGGGTTTTATTCCGAAAGCTTCGAACTGCAAGAAATGCGGCAAAGAAGTTAATTCGAATGTCAAAGTTTGCCCGTATTGCTTGAAGAATACCGGCCTTGTAACAACCGCGAAGGAGTTTTAGAAATGACCGAAGAAACAAAGAAATACGAAGTTATCGCCGCTTCGCCGAAGGCGCTTGCGTTGTGCGATGCTTCGAAGATTAAACAAGGCGAACGAATCGAAGACAAAGCGAACGCGAAGTATCCGTTTAATTCTTTGCTTGTTGGCGAATCTTTCGCCGTGCCTTTTGCTGAAACGAACCCCGGAACGCTGGCGTCTTTGCGCAGTTCTGCCAGTTCTTACAGCAAATGGCTTAACCGGAAGTATCGCGTTTTCGTGCATAACGAATTTTCGTGCGTCGAAGTCGCGCGCATTGCTTAACGGCCCAATGTGGGCATATAATCAACTTGACAAAGGGCGAAACAATGGCAGATATTGCAGACGTAACAGGCGAACGAATGGAAGTGCAGGAAGCCGCAGACATTGCCGAAATCAGACGTAAAGCGAACGAAATTCCGAAAGGCGTTCCGGGCGAATGCGAACGATGCGGCGAACCGTCTTGGCGTTTGGTCGGCGGGGCTTGCGCGCCGTGCCGTGATAAGTTCAAATTACTGTAAGGGGTTCGAAATGTCGAAATGTTGCAACAACAATTGCAGACAGGGCCGCGATTGTCCGAATCATAAAGCGTTTTCTTTTGTCGAAGTTAAAAGAAAGTTTCAAGTATTTTTATTTATTCTTTTGTCAAGTTGGCAACAAAGGAATAAAAAGAAATGACGCCCGAAATATTAGCCAAATCGGGAACCGAAGCGGCGCACCAAACCGCGTTATTCGCTTGGGCCGCGTTGCAGGTTGCACGCTGGCCCGAACTTCGTTGGTTGCACCATATCCCCAACGGCGGAAGCCGGGGCGACGATGCGAAGTCGCGCGCTATCCGGGGTTCGCAAATGAAGGCGCAAGGCGTGCGAACTGGCGTTGCCGACGTATGCTTGCCAGTTCGCCGGGGCGAATGGTCGGGGCTTTATATCGAAATGAAGAAGCCCGCCGAAAAGCCGGTAAAGGCAACGTCGAAAGGCGGCGTAAGCGACGACCAAGCCGAATTCGGCGCTTTCGTCAAGTCGCAGGGCTTCGGCTGGATTGTCTGTTATAGTTGGGAAGAAGCCGCCGAAGTTTTAACGCAATATCTAACGTATGGGGTCGGACAATGAACAAAGCTTTTAATGCCGCCGAAGTTTTGGCCGCAATCAAGCGCAACCGCGAACGCTTGGACGGATGCAAGAAACATTCGTTCGCATATCCCGAAGACCGACCGTTGCAGTTTGGCGAAAAGCTGACTTGTAAGAACTGCGGCGGGGTAATGGATGCGATACAAGCGTTCGTCTATTGTCAAGGCTTTGAAGCCGCAGGCGGCGACCCTAACGAAGTTATAAAGGGGTTCCGATGAACTGCCTTCGCTGCGAACTTATCCGCGCCCGGTTGAAAGCTTCCGCAATGTCCCTTGTTGGTCTGTCGTCGGAAGCAATCGCCGGGCGTTTGTCCGAATGCTACGGCGTGCGCTACTATGTCGAAGGCGGCAACCTGTATCGCGCTTCGTTGCTTCCGCCGTATGAACCGCATTTAATCAAAGAAGGGGCGTAACATGGTCGCAACATACCAAGATATAACGAAGCTTAAACATGCGAAGATGATTGCCAAGGAAGGCCGTTGTTTTATCGTAGAACGCGGCGGATACGACGACAAGGTTTTTCTTCTTTACCGCGAATGCCAGCCGCGAAACGTATTGGTCGGCAAGCGTTCCAGTGTCGAAGGCATCTTGTCGCTAGTGAAGAAAGCAACAGGCTTCGAAGAAACGAAAAAAGTTTCGAAGAAGGCTTGACACTTGCCGAAGTTTGGTCGTATAATTAAACCAACGTAACGAAAGGGGTTCAACATGCAAACGACGGTCAAGGTTTTAGGCGGTCTGGAAATTACCGTAGAATTTACGGCTTGCGGTGCCGAACCAGACGTAGGTATTATGTCGGACTACTTCGAAGATTGGTCGATTTGCGAAATCGCCGGTCGCCCGCTGCGCAAGAAAGAATCCGCCGAATGGATTTACAAACGCCTTTCGAAGCGTGATAATGAAGCAATCGAACAAGCGATGTTCGACGCAATGGACGACGCGCGAAACGATTATTTTGACGAACCCGACGACTATTAAGGAGAAATGAAAATGACTTGTAAGAACTGTAACGGCTTTGGCAAGATTTGCCGTTGTCAAGATGGCGCGAACTGCGCTTGCGCCGCAATGGATAGCGGCGTAGCTTGCGAACGCGCAACTTCCGTTGTTTGCCCCGTATGCAACGGCGTTTGCGGCGTCGAAACTGCGCCGAATGATTGGCACGATTGCGACAACTGCGACGCAACGGGCAAGGTTCCGTCGTGATAGTCTATACCGACCGCGCCAGCCTGTCGAAATGGGATGCACGTTTTCTGGAACTTGCCGAACATATAGCCGCATGGTCGAAAGGCCCGCGAAAGCGCATTGGCGCGGTTATCGTTCGGCCTGATAGGTCGATTGCGTCGCTTGGATACAATGGCCCGCCGCGCGGCTTTGACGACAAAGCCTTTTTGGCTATGGAACGCGAAGCGCAACACGCGGTCGTAATCCATGCCGAAGACAACGCATTGCAACAGACGCACGAAGCCGAATCGGTCGCCGGTTATACCATGTACGTTTCGCCGCTGTTCCCTTGCGCACGATGCGCCGACAAGATAGCGAAAGCGGGAATCGCCCGCGTCGTTGCTTATTGTGGGCATATATCGCCAGACTGGCGCGAATCTGCGCAGGAAGCCGAACGAATTTTTATCGAAGCTGGCGTAGAATGCTTGTTTATGTTTGAAGGGGCTTAAAATGCAACATAACGAAATCGAACGTTATTGGTTGGTTAAAGACGAAGACGGGAACGTTCTTGCAATCAATACGCAAGACTTCGAAGCGCCGAAGCTGGTTCTTACCGAACAAAGCGTAGCGCCTGAATGGTTCAACGTTTTGCGCGCTTCCGCCGTAATGTATCAGCAACTAACGTTGCAATATAAGGCGCTTCAAGCCCTTATCGACCTTGGCGAAATCGTCGGCGTTAATGAAGAACTGTTGAAGCAATTTAACCAAATGCAAAACGGCGTCTTATTGGCGCAACAAGTCGCCCGCGAAGGAACCGAAAAAGTCGCCGTAGCTATTGACGCGCAAAACAAAACGTCGTAACATGGTCGCACGTTCAACAAAAGGAGTTCCCCACATGAACCGGAAACTTAAAACAATCGGCGCAGTTCTTGCAATAGTTGCCGCCTTCGGCTTTGTCGGCGCTATGGATGCGGAAGACGCCGAAGTGCAACAGGCGTTGTATTGTGACAACGTGAAATCGGGCGTTTGGCCGGATTACGAAGGAACTTACGTTTCGGAATGCGAAAAGACGCACGGCCCGAAAAAAGTTGAAAAAATTTCGCCGTAAAGCTTGACAGTCGTAAAACTTGGCGTAGAATCCAAACCGTCGCAACAACAAAGCGACAAACTTTAACCCTTCGAAGGAGAATTGAAAATGGCAACTTCCAAAAACGCAACCGCAGGCAAAAAGGCCGGTCGTCGCGCAATTGACCCCGTTGTTACCGCTGTTATCGGCCTTGCCGAAATCGTTGCAGCCGGTGCAAATGGCATTTATACTTCGCCCGAAGTGCATTTGCCGCTTGTCGAAGCTGGCTTGGTCGAAATCAATCCGGCCATGACCAACGAAAACGGCGAAGTCGCAACCCGCGCAACGCAAAAAGGCATCGAAAGCCTTGACAGCGCCGCAACGGTCGCAGACAATGCAACTTCCAAAACCCAAACCGCCGCAACCGGCGAAACTCAAAAGGTGAAAACCATGTTCAAGATTGAAAACAGCATTCCCGTTCCTACGATTTCCGGTCGCGGTCGCGGCGGTAACGTGTATCCGTTCGACCAACTGGAAGTGGGCCAAAGCTTCTTCGTCGCCAACGACGAAAGCAAGCCGAACGCCGCGAAGTCGCTTGCTTCGACCGTTTCCAGTGCAACCGCACGTTATGCCGTGCCCGCCGAAGACGGTTCGACCAAGACCAACAAGAAAGGCGAAGTCGTGCCCGTCATGGTCGAAACCCGTAAGTTCGTCGTTCGCAGCGTCGAAGAAAACGGCGTGAAGGGCGCGCGCGTCTGGCGCACTGCCTAACCTGCCCGGTTGCCCTTCGGGGCTTCCTGACAACAGCCCGGCCATTGCGCCGGGCTTTTTCTTGCCTTTTGCATTTGTCTTCGGCTATACTTCGGCCAATATGCGTCATTCGATGCGCCGGATTACCGTAATGGAAAACAACAAATGCCAGATAAAGACCCAAACAATACGGCGTATTTCGTCGAATGGATGCGCCAATTTATGCCGTATCTTTCAACGTTCTTTCTTTCAACATGGGGCGGCGTCGTGAATCATATTACGAAGCTTCGTAACGGAAAAAAGAAGTTCCAGTTTAAAGAACTTATTTTCGATTTGGTCGTTTCTACTTTTGCCGGTTTGATTACTTTTTATTTTTGCCGGGCTGCAAACGTTAGCGAAACTATGTCGGCGGTATTAATCGCAATATCGGGCCACATGGGAACGCGCGCAATTGCTGGATTCGAAACTATTTATCGCCGCGTCGTAAATATTAAGGAATCAAACAATGAACAAAATTAAACTTGAACTTATCGAAGATTGGCGCAATTTTTGGCGCTTTTGGTCGGTTCGTCTTGGCGTAATCGGTTCGGCGATTACTGCGGTTCTTATCGCATTTCCCGACGTTGCTTTGTCGGCTTGGGCGATGATGCCCGCCGATTTGAAATCGGCAATTCCCGAACGTTATATGCCGCTTATTGGCGTCGTTATCTTCGTCGCTTCGTTGATTGCGCGCGCTATCAAGCAAACGAAGTTGCAGCCGAAAGAAGGTGCGGAAAATGAACGAACTTAATTACGTCGCAATCGCCCGTCGCGATATTGGCTTGCGCGAAATCAAAGGCCCGAAACACGCCGGAAGAATTGTCGAAATGCTGCGCAAGCTTGGCGCTTGGTGGCAAGACGACGAAACGCCTTGGTGCGGCGTAGCTTTGGCCGCATGGATGAAAGAAGCCGGTTTGGCGTATCCGAAGGCGTATTATCGCGCTTTGGCTTGGCTGGATTACGGCGTAGCTTGCGGCGCACAATATGGCGCAATTGCCGTTCTTACCCGCAAGGGCGGCGGGCATGTTGGAATCGTAACCGGCGTAACGCCGAACGGTTCGCATGTTCGCTTGTTGGGCGGCAACCAAGGCGACGCCGTTTCCGAAGCTTGGTTTCCCGTCGAACGGGTTTCGGCTTTCCGTATGCCCGAAGGCGTAGCGAAGGCCATTCCCGCGCCCGTTGCGGCCCTTGGCGAACTTTCAAGGGGCGAAGCATGACCGCGCTTCTACTGGCTGGCCTGAAACGCTTTGGCGGCTGGATTCTGGCCGCGCTATCCATTGCCGGGGCGCTGTTCGTCGCCCTTCGGTCTTCGCGTAGTGTGGGCAAGGCCGAAGCGCAGGTAGAAGCCGCCCAACAGGAAACGAAACGTAACGAAGAAATCGCCGTTCGCGAAATCGACGTAGCGCGCGAAGCTGCTAAAACCGAAGTCGAAACCGTGAAAGGGGCAAACGATGTTCAAGCAAATATTAATCGTCTTGACGCTGGCGACGCTGCTAGCAAGTTGCGCGACAAATGGGCGCGGGATTAAAGAAACTGTCGAACAAAAGCCGGTCGTAATTGATACCGCTTGCAAATGGGTTCAACCGATTTTTATTTCGAAGAAAGACGTATTAACCGAAGGAACAGCCCGACAGATTTTGGCGCATAACGAAACATGGTCGAAGAACTGCGAAAAGTAGTTTAAGGCTGACAAGCGCCGCCGCTTGCGGTATAGTCGGGCAAAGACATTTGAAGGTTTCCCGCTATGACCGAATCCGAAGAAAAAGCCGCATTCGCGCAAGCGATGATTTCGGCGAATATGAATCCCCTTGAAGCCGGGCAGTTAGTGCATCCCGGCAATTTCAATCGCGCCGCGCAAATCGCTTCAATGTGGCATAACGACGCCGAAGTTAAGGCGTTGATTATCGAAATCAAGAAAGCCGAAATCGCCGAAACTGGCATTTCGGAAGATGAAAAATACGTTGAAGAAAAGTTAAAAGAAATAATCGAAACGTCGCGTTTTGCCGACGATAAGATTAAGGCGCTTGATAAGCTAATGGATTTAAAAGGCTTGTCAAAGAAGCCGCAAAGCGGCCCGGCTGTTCAAGTCGTAATCCCGCGCGCAATCGAAGTTCCGACGCACGGAACGAACGAAGAATGGGAAGCCGCAGCCGCCCAACAACAACGGGAATTGCTGAATGTTAGCCGAAGCCGACATTAAAAGCGCGGGCGAAATCGCCGAAGACGCGATTAAATCGGCCCGAATGTCGGCGGCTTTGGCGAAGATGCCAAAGCCCGAAATCATTTGGCGACCGCTTCCGGGTTCGCAGTCAATCGCGATTGATTCCCGTTGCGACCATACCTTATACGAAGGCGCACGCGGCCCCGGCAAGACCGTTACCCAACTTATGCGATTTCTTCGCCATGTTGGGAAGGGTTACGGCCAATTCTGGCGCGGCGTTATCTTCGATTTGGAATTCGACCATTTGGGCGGGCTTGTTGCTGAATCGAAAAAATGGTTCGGCAAGTTCGGCGACGGTGCGAAGTTCTACGAATCGACTTCGGCTTATAAATGGGTTTGGCCTACTGGCGAAGAACTGTTGTTTCGGCACGTTAAGAAAATTGCCGACTACGAAGGTTTCCACGGCCACGAATACCCGTTTCTAGGCTGGAACGAATTAACCAAACATTCTTCGTCGGAACTTTACGACAAGTTTATGTCGGTCAATCGTTCGTCGTTTGACCCGGTATTAAACACGCCGAAGAACGACAAAGGCGAATATTTGACGCCGAACGGCCTTCCATTGCCGCCGATTCCGCTTGAAGTATTCAGCACGACAAACCCGAACGGCCCCGGCCATAATTGGGTAAAGCGCCGTTTTATCAACGTAGCGCCGCGCGGAACTGTTGTTAGAACTTCCGTCGAAATCTATAACCCGCAAACCGAACAAAACGAAACAGTCGTTCGAACGCAAGTCGCTATCTTCGGTTCGTATCGCGAAAACAAGTATCTTCCGCCCGGATACGTCGCCGAACTGGAAAGCATCAAAGACCCGAACTTGCGTAAGGCTTGGCTTTATGGCGATTGGGATGTTACCGCAGGCGGCGCACTTGACGACCTTTGGCAATCGCATTTGCATGTCGTACCGCGCTTTGTGGTGCCGTCAAGCTGGCGCATAGATAGGGCTTTCGATTGGGGTTCGTCGCATCCGTTTAGTGTGGGCTGGTTTGCGGAAGCCAACGGCGAAGAAGCGCAAATTATTGTCGGCGACGAAGTTTATTCGTTTTGCCCGCAACCCGGTTCGCTTATTCAGATATTCGAATGGTACGGCGCAACCGAAGTCGGAACGAACAAAGGTTTAAAGCTTTCCGCGCCCGACGTAGCGCAAGGCATTATCGACCGCGAAGTTTCGATGATGGCGAACGGCTGGATTTCGACGCAACCTTGGCCCGGCCCCGCCGATAATCAGATTCGCGACGTTCGCGAAGCCGACGTAGATACTATTGAAGCCAAAATGTCGAAGAAGGGCGTTCGCTGGATTGAATCGGACAAATCGCCCGGTTCGCGTCGCAACGGTCTTCAATTGGTACGCGACAGATTAGAAGCCGCTGTTAAAAACGAAGGGCCGGGTATATACTTCATGGCAAATTGCATTGCTTCGATAGAAACTTTGCCCACATTGCCGCGCGATAAAGAGAAAATCGACGATGTAGATACTTCGGCGGAAGATCATTGTTACGATATGGTACGTTATCGCGTCTTGAAGGGTTCGAATCGTAGCGCGTCGAAATTCAAAATTGTTATGCCGTCTTAAAGGAAAAACCAAAATGCCGAACGTTGCTTTTATTCGCCCCGAACTGTCGAAACTTCTTCCGCAATATTATTTGATTCGCGATTGCCTTTCAGGCGAACCGACGATTAAAGGCGCGCGAACGGTTTATTTGCCGATGCCTAACGCCGAAGACCAATCGAAAGAAAATAAGGCGCGTTACGAATCATACGTTAAACGCGCCGTTTTCTATAACGTAACCCGTCGCACTTTGAACGGTCTTGTCGGTCAAGTGTTTATGCGCGACCCGGTTATTAAACTTCCGACGTTGCTTAAACCTGTCGAAGACAACGCAAGCGGAACCGGCGTAAGTCTGGCGCAACAATCGAAAAAGACCCTTTCGCTTACGCTGGCGTATTCGCGCGCCGGTCTGTTGGTCGATTACCCGGAAGTTCCCGAAGGCGGCGCGTCTATTGCTGACCTTGAAGCCGGGCGCGTTCGCCCAACGATTACGACGTATTCGCCGCAAGAAATTATCAATTGGCGTTTGACCGAACGCGGGGCCGAAGAAATCTTGTCGCTTGTCGTATTGGCCGAATCTTACACGTTCGCCGATGACGGTTTCGAAATGAAGAACGCCGCCCAATTCCGCGTCTTGAAGTTGGACGAAAACGGCGAATACGTTATGGAAATTTGGTCGGAACCGCAGCCTTCGGCGTGGAACGGCGAAAAGACGCCGAAAGGCAATTTCCAACGCACGAAAGAAGTTCGGCCCAAAGGTGCCGACGGTTTGCCGTTGCGCGAAATCCCTTTTACCTTCGTCGGTTCTGAAAACAACGATTCGCAGCCGGATAACCCGAATCTTTACGACTTGGCTTCGTTGAATGTCGCGCATTATCGCAATTCGGCGGATTACGAAGAATCTTGTTTTATTGTCGGACAACCGACGCCAGTTCTTACGGGTCTTACCGAAGAATGGGTTAAAGACGTATTGAAAGGAACCGTCGCGTTTGGTTCGCGCGGCGGCATTCCGCTTCCAGTCGGCGGCGACGCTAAGTTGTTGCAGGCTGGCGAAAATACGATGATTAAAGAAGCAATGGAAGCCAAAGAACGACAAATGGTTGCACTTGGCGCAAAGATTGTCGAACAAAAGCAAGTCCAACGAACCGCAACCGAAGCCGAATTGGAATCTTCGTCGGAAGGTTCAACGCTTGCCAGCACTGCAAAGAACGTTCAAGCCGCGTATGTTTGGGCGCTTAAATGGTGCGCTTTGTTTGTTGGCGTTCCTGCAACCGGAATTGTTTTCGAACTTAATTCCGATTTCGACGTTAATAAAATGTCGCCGGAAGAACGCGCCGAAGCGATTAAAGAATGGCAAAGCGGCGCAATTACCTTCGAAGAAATGCGCGCCGTTCTTCGCAAGTCTGGAACCGCAACCGAAGACGACGCGAAGGCGAAAGAAAAAATCGCGCAAGAAACCGCCGCAGCGATGGCACTTGCGCAGCCTGACAACGTGCCCGGCGACGGTTCAACCCCGCCGAACAATAACAACGGGGCGTAATCATGGCCTTAGCCGACAATAAACGTTTGTACGATATAGCGACGCGGCAACAAGTCTATATTGAAGGCGTTAAAGTTCAATACGCGCGCGAATTTAATTTCGCATTGGCCGAACTTCGCTTAGAACTTAACCGCCTTTTAAGCCGCGTTAAATACAAGACTTTGGACGGCTTGACGAAGGCCGAACTTAATAAGCTTGTCGTTACGCTTCGCGCTTCGCAATCGAAGATTTACAACGCATACACGCAACAGATTATCAAACAGCTTAAAGGTTTTATGGCCGCTGATTTGGAAATCAACCGTCGCGCTTATGTGCATAGCAAATTAGAAGAAGACGCGCCGATTCCTTCCGACGAAGAAGCCGTTAAGTATTTGCAGGAAGAAAACAACCAAACGAACGTCTTTCCATTGTTCGGCCTTGCGGCGATTACCGGCAACAATGACCGGCTTTGGTCGGCGGTAACGAATGCGCCAATTCCGGCAAATGGCTTGTATCTGTTGCCATTCGTGAAGACCTTTACAACGTCGGCGCAAGCTGGCGTCGAAAACACGATTCGCAAAGCATGGGCGAACGGTTGGACAATTGAAGAAACATTGCGCGAACTTACCGGCGAAGACAACAAACAAGGCACTTCGTCGCAGCTTCAACGAATCGGCGTGCAAGCGAACGCGGTAATCGCAACCGCTGTTCAACATACCGCCTCAGTCGTTGGGGCTGGCGTAATATCGGCCCTGTTCGGCTGGTATATGTGGCATTCGGTAATGGACGGCAAGACGACCGAAATTTGCATAAGTCGAAACCGCAAACGCTATCGGTTCGGGCAAGGCCCAATCCCGCCCGCGCATATTCGGTGCCGGTCGCATATCGCGCCTATTGTGGGCATGGATGACATAGCCGCCGAAACGTTCTATACTTGGGCGGTTCGCCAGCCTGCCGACGTTCAAGACGACATATTGGGCGAAAGTCAAGCCGACGAAATGCGCAGCGGAAAACTAAAAGAAAAAGATTTGCCGAAGTTTGAAGCGCGGCAACCTTTGACCCTTGAAGAATTCCGCCGCAAGATTAAAGAAATTTTATCCCGCTGATTCGGTGAATCGGCATAACTTTAGGAGTCCTAAAATGGCACTGAAAAAGAAACTTACCAAAGAAGAACACGCGAAACTTTCCGACCATATCAAGGCGGAATATATCGAAGACGGCGACGGCTTCCGCTTGGATATTGACGGCGACGAAGATACGGGCGCTTTGAAGCGCGCCAAAGACCGCGAAGCGCAATTGCGCCGCGAAGCCGAAACGAAGTTGCGCGAAGCGCAGGAACAGCTAGACGCATTGGGCAACGACGACGCCCGCAAAAAGGGCGACATTCAAACCCTTGAAAAGTCTTGGCAAAAAAAGCTTGAAGACCAAAAGACCGAATACGAAGGCAAGTTGGGCAAGCTTACTTCGCATACGAAAACGCAACTTGTCGATAATGTGGCGCAGCAAATCGCGTCGAAGATTTCGAACGCCCCGGCGTTGCTTCTTCCCCACATTAAAGCCCGTTTGGCTGCGGATTTTGAAGGCGACGCGCCGATTACCCGCATTCTTGACAAAGACGGCAAGCCTTCCGCAATGACTGTCGAACAACTGTCGGCGGAATTTGTTGCAAACAAGGATTTTTCTGCTATTATTACCGCATCTAAGGCCAGCGGCGGTGCCGGTAAGCCTTCGAACAATAACGGCGGCGGTGCCCCGAACCAATCCGATAAACCCGCCGACCTTGCTTCGATGAACCCCGCACAACTTGCGGAACATATCAAAGCTTCGAAGGCAACCGATTAAAGGTGATTCATCATGGCACTTTCTGACCTTGCCGTTTATTCCGAATATGCGTATTCTTCCATGACGGAAGTTCTACGCCAAAAAATCGACCTGTTTAACGCTGCTACGGGCGGCGCTATTCAGCTTCGCGCCGCTGCGCATCAAGGCGATTATTCCGACGTTGCCTTTTTCGCCAAAGTTTCGGGCCTTGTTCGTCGCCGTAATTCCTACGGTTCGGGCAGTGTCGCCGAAAAGAAAATGGCGCACTTGGTCGATACTATGGTTAAGGTTGCAGCCGGTACGCCGCCTGTTCGCCTTGACCCCGGCCAATTCAAATGGATTCAGCAAAACCCCGAAGTCGCAGGCGCGGCCCTTGGGCAACAACTGGCCGTCGATACGATGGCGGATATGCTGAATATCGGCCTTGGTGCGACTTACGCCGCCCTTTCCGGCCAATCGGCTATTATCTACGACGCAACCGGCAACACTGCGCCCGAAGATACTATGTCGTTCGGCAATTTGAACAAGGGTCAAGCGAAGTTCGGCGACCAAGCTTCGCAGATTTCGGCATGGGTTATGCACTCAAAACCCATGTTCGACCTGTACGGCAAGAACCTTACCAACAGCGCGCAGCTTTTCACTTACGGAACCGTGAATGTCGTTCGCGACCCGTTCGGCAAGCTGTTGATCATGACCGATTGCCCGAATCTGTCGTATGTCGATACAACGCCCGACCCCGACGTTACGATTTATACGGCGCTTGGTCTGGTTCCCGGTGCGTTGATTATCGACCAGAACAACGACTATACGGCCAACGAAGAAGCGAAGAACGGCGACGAAAACATTATTCGCACGTTCCAAGCCGAATGGTCTTATAACGTCGGCGTTCGCGGCTTCGCTTGGGACAAGACCAACGGCGGTAAATCGCCGAACGATGCGGCTTTGCTGACTTCGACCAATTGGGACAAGTACGCAACTTCGCATAAAGACTTGGCCGGGGTTGTTGTCAAGGTCAAGTAACCCGCACGGTTTAAAGGGGCTTCGGCCCCTTTATTCCTTGTCAATCAAACTTCAAAGGAATTTCAAAAATGAAACCCGCTAAAATTTTGTTCTTCGTCAATGGCGTTTCGCCGACCCCGGAAGACTTCGAAGCCGCCGCCAAACTGCCCGCGCAAGTTTCGTTCCGCAATGCGCAGGCCGTGCCCGCCGAAGGTTCGTTGGAAGACTGCGACGGCGTAGCCGGTTGCGTTCCGGCCCCTTACGCTGAAAAGCCGACCGCCGAAGACGCCATTAAGGCCGTTTCCGACAAGCTGGCCGCGCTGGCGAAGAAGGTAGGCGACGCCCCGGCCCCGAAAGCCCCGGCCAAGGCCGCAGGCACGCCCGCAGCCGCCGCCAAAGCTGCGCAGGCCACCCAAGCCCCGGCAACCGCTGCGAAGCCCGCAACCGCCCCGGCTTGGACTCCCAACGCTGCGCAGTAATTGCGGCTAGTGTGGGCAACGGATACAAGGCGCGAACATGGAAAAAGTTTTTAACCCGAAAACAAACGACTTCGAAACAATCGAAGGCGAAAGCGGGCGCGTCTTCGTATCCTTTGAATCAACAGACAAGCTAATTACTAGCGAAACGAAACCGCGCCTTCGGGTTGATGTTGCCGAAACGTCGTTCTTCGAAGGTCGGGAATTTCGAACGTTTCTTGAATTGAATATCGCCGCAGGCGCAACGCAAGTTGTTAGATTTACGGCGACGAAGAATTTTATTCTTCACGAACAAACATTGTCGATTGAATCCGGTTCGCTGCGAATGGCTGCAATTGCTGGCGAAGGTTCGCCGGGCGGAAGTTTTAACGTTGCGCTTCCGGTTATCGGCAAAAACCGAATGACCGAACGCCCGTTGCCGTATTACGAAGCAACAACAACGATTGCGACAGGCGGAACGCATACGGGCGGAACCGAAGTCGAAGTAATACGAATTTCAACGTCGAACGCGACGGCGCAACAATCTTCGGTCGGCGCAACTGTTGCCAGCGAACGCGGTTTGCCAGCTGGAACATATTATATTCGATTGCAGAACGTAGGAAGCGGCGCAGTCGTCGGCGTTTATACTCTATTTTGGGAAGAACGGGTTTAATTATGCCGATAACAATTACAGTTGAAAACGGTTCAAACGTAGCCAACGCAAATTCGTTCGTTACTATTGCCGAAGCCCGAACCTATGCAGCCGAACGCGGCGTAACGTTGTCGGCTACGGATGACGACGTAGCGATTCAGCTTATCAAATCCAAAGATTATTTGGAATCGTTCGCAATGCGCTATCAAGGCGAAATCGCGAACGAAGGCCAGTCGTTGCAATGGCCGCGAATTGACGTTTATTTGTACGGAAGCGAAACCGCTTTTCCGTCGAACGCAATTCCGAAAGAACTTAAAGCGGCGCAGAATGCGACCGTCGTTGCGCTTGCGCAAGGCGTCGATATTATGCCGAACTATTCCGCAAGCGATTTCGTAACGCGCGAAAAAGTCGGGCCGATTGAAACCGAATACGCCGACCCGACGAAGGTTGGCATTGTGCCCACATTAACCGGCGTCGATTCGCTGTTGGCCCCGTTGTTTGGTTCTACTGCAACCGGCTTCGCACTTCGAACAATGCGGGTCTGATATGGCACGATTCGACGCACAAATTAAAACGGCGCTTCGGCTTATTGCCAAGAACGGGCAGGCCGCGAAATGGCGCGTCGTTCGCGACGGTGCGCCCGTAGATGCGTCGCAGCCTTGGAAGCCTTCGCAGCCTGCAACGCCTGTCGAACACGACGTTACGATTTGCTTTCTTCCCATTACTAAAGAAATGCGCGAAACAATCGCGTATCTTCGCGGAACCGAAGTAACGACGGGTTCGGTTATGGGATATATGGGCGCGGTTGATTTCGAACCTTCTTCGAAAGACGTTGTTATTCGCGACGGCGTAGAAATGCGAATCGAAAATATCGACGTTCTTTCACCCAATGGGCAAACCATACTTTATACGGCGGTCTTCAAAGGATGACAACAACTTACAGTAACGCAATTGACGAAATTAACGCCGCATTCTGGCAAGACTGGAATTCGGCTAAAAGTTCGTCGGTTGTTGGCTATGTGCCTGACATTCGTTGGCAGAACGTCGAAGAACCTTCAACGCCCGACGGTTCCAAATTTTGGGGCCGCGTTTCGACGCAAACGGTATTTGAAGAACAATCGACCCTTTCAACGTGCGAAGGTGCGCCCGGCCAAAAGCGTTACACTTCTTCGGGGCTGGTATTCGTGCAAATCTTTTGCCCGAAATCGAATGCGCAAGCAAACGAATTCGGTAAGAAGCTTGCCGAAGTTGCGCGAAACTCATTCCGGGGCAAATCAACGCCCGGTAAGGTTTGGTTTCGCAATGTCCGAATAAACGAATTGCCGCCCGAAGATTTGTTTTATCGGTTTAACGTCGTTGCCGAATTTGAATACGACGAATTGGGTTAAGGAGAAATAATCATGGTTTGCGCCATTAACAAAATTGACAGTAACTTGACGGGCCTTGCCTTCGCCGAAGAAGAATGCTTGAAGCAACTTCCGACGACGCCGGTTTGGTATGGTTTGGAACCGAATTCTTATTCGGACTTTGGCGGCGAACTTTCGACGGTTGCCCGCGCACCTATCGACCCTTCGCGCCAGAACAAAAAAGGCACGATTACCGACCTTGACGCAAGCGGCGGCTTTAATATCGACTTTACGAAGTCGAATCTTACCCGCATTTTGCAAGGTTTCTTCTTCGCAGACGCCCGCGAACTGCCCGCAACGAAGCCGCTTAACGCCGCAGCCGTCGCGCTTACTTCCGTTACTTCGGGCACGAAGACTTATGCCGCAGCTTCGGGCCTTGCCGCCTTCGTAGCCGGGCAACTGGTTTTCGCTTCCGGTTTCACGAATGCAGCGAACAACGGCCTTAAAACTGTCGCTTCTTCGACCGCTGGAACCGTCGTCGTTGCCGAAACCGTCGTAAGCGAAGCCGCACCGCCCGCCGCCGCAAAGCTGCAAACGGTCGGATTCCAGTTCGCAAGCGGCGACATTAACTTGGCCGTCGTTTCGGGCGTGCCTTCGTTGGTTGCAACCGCCGCCGACTTTACGACGCTTCCCGGTCTGATTCCCGGCCTTTGGGTCTTCATTGGCGGCGATGATGCCGGAAACCGCTTCGTTAATAATGTAGGCTATGCGCGCATTAAGTCGATTGCGGCGAAAGCAATTGCGTTCGACGATACGACCTTTACGCCGGTTGATGAATCCGGCGCGGGCAAGTCGCTTCGCGTCTTCGTCGGTACGGCCATTCGCAACGAAAAGACCCCTTCGCTTATCAAGCGCCGTTCGTATAACATCGAACGCCAATTGGGCGAAGGTCTGACTTCGACGCAAGCCGAATACTTGGAAGGCGCAGTAGCCAACGAATTTACGTTGAACATTCCGCAAGCCGACAAGTTGAACGCCGACCTTACGTTTATTGCTTGCGATAATACGCACCGCAGCGGCGAAGCTGGCGACGAAATCAAGGCAGGAACCCGCGTTTCGGCTTTGGGCGAAGATGCTTACAATACTTCGTCGGACATTTACCGAATCAAAATGTCGGTAATTGACCCGGCTTCGTCGAATCCTTCGGCCCTGTTCGGCTATGTTTCCGAAGCGAACGTTTCGATTAACAACAACGTTTCGCCGACTAAGGCAATCGGCACGCTTGGCGCTTTCGATACCAACGCCGGAAATTTCGAAGTCGGCGGTTCGATTACCGCTTACTTTACGACGATTTCGGCGGTTCGTGCGGTTCGTCAAAACGCCGACGTTGGTTTGTCTGTTATCGGTGCCAGCAAAAACGCCGGTTTCATTTTCGACATTCCGTTGCTCGGTCTTGGCGGCGGTCGTCTGAATGTCGAAAAAGACGCGCCGATTACCGTTCCGCTTGAACCCGCAGGCGCGGAAAACGCGAACGGTTATACGATGTTCTACGAAGCGTTTTCTTATCTGCCTAGTGTGGCAATGCCTGATTAATTCGGGTATCATTAAAGGGCCGGGCATTCCGGCCCTTTTTTCTAACCAACTTCGAAGGAGTTTTGAAAATGTCGCTTTATAAACAGTTTGCCACGAATACCGAAAAGGAAATCGAAGGCATTGAAGTTCAAATGACCGAAGCCGAAAACGACGACGGTTCGATTCCGACGTTCGTTGTTTCGCGCATGGGCAAGTCGAACAAACGTTATTCGAAAGCCCTTGAAGCGGCTACGCGCCCTTATCGTCGCCAAATCGAACTTGGCACGATGAACAACGATAAGGCCGAAGAAATCTTTTTAGGCGTTTTCGTTGATACCGTCTTGAAAGGCTGGAAAAACGTTCGCGACGAATCCGGCGCGGATATGCCCTTTACGAAGCAAACCGCAACGAAGCTTTTTAAAGACCTGCCAGAAGTTTATGAACGCTTGCAGGAAGAAGCCAAGTTGTCGGCGAATTTCCGCGAAGCTTCTTTGGAAGAAGAAGCAAAAAACTAACCGAAGTTTTGGCGTATCTGTTGGAACTTGGCCCAATCGAACAGAACATAGCGAAACAGGCAATGCGGGCAGGGCAACCAATACCCGACCGCATAGCCAACGCGCCAGAACTTGAAATGGGCTTGCAGTTGTATTTGCAAGCCTTTTTTGATTTGGATTCGGAACGGTCGCACGCTATGGCCCCGACGCCGATTCCTTGGACAAGTATTGCAGCGTATGCAAGGGCTTTTGAATTTGACGAAGAACAAACCGAAGATTTGTTTTTTCATGTTCGAAGAATGGATGCGGAACACCTTAAACGGATTTCCGCGAAGATAGACAGTAAAACAAAGGCGAAGAAGTAATGGCAAGTTTGCTAGATTTGGCGGCAAGTTTAGAACGAAAGGCAAAGTCTATCGACGAAGCCGCGTCTAAACTTGCCGTCGAAACTGCGCAAACAATCGTCGGCGACTTGGCATTTAAAACGCCGGTTGATACTTCGCAAGCTTTGTCGAACTGGATTGTAACGCTTGATTCGCCTTCGACCGGGAAGATTAAACCGCATTTTCCCGGCGAAGGCGGTTCCACTCAAAAATCTAGCGCAGCGGAAACAATCAACCAAGCGCGCGCCGTATTGGCTGCAAAGAAGCCCGGCCAAAAGATTTATATAACGAACAATCTTCCTTATATTCGTCGTTTAAATGACGGATATTCGAAACAAGCCCCGGCGGGTTTTGTCGAACGTGCGGTTTTAATTGGCCGCAAGATGCGCAAGAACTTTAAGATAAAAGGTTAAGAAATGGCAGACGAAAATATTAGCATTGAAATTGCCGACAAGGTTTCGCCTTCCATTTCGAACAAGCTTGTAAAGATTGCCGAAAATGCCCGCGCAGCCGACGCCGCAGTTAAGAACCTGCAAACGCAACTTGCGTCGTTGAATTCTAGCGCGCTTTCAAACATTCAAGCCGCAACGCAAGGCGCAACGCAAGCCCTTCAACAAAACGCACTTGCCGCGCAACGGCTGGCAACCGAACAAGCCCGAACCGCAAGCGCAGCCGCCCAAGCCGCCGCAGCGCAGACGCGCGCCAGCACGGCCCAAACCCAAGGCGCGACCGCTGCGCAGAACCTAGCAAGCGCCACGACCCGTAGCACGACCGCCCAAACGCAAGGCCAGACGGCGGCGCAGCGCCTAGCGACCGAACAGCAACGCACCGCCGCGCAAACGGCCAATGCCGCAGCCGCAGCCGACCGGGCCGCGCTTGCTGCGCTTCGGCTTCAACAGGCCCAAGACCGGGCGGCGCAGGCCAGCAAGAACGCCGGAACGTCGATTATGTCGTTCGTTCGCGGCGCGGCTGCATTGGTCGGCGTAGGTCTGTCGGCAACTGCAATTCTTGGCGCAGCCGACGCATATACGGTTCTTCAAAACAAGTTGCAAAACGTTTCGGAAACCGCAGCGCAAACCGACGCAATTACGAATCGTTTGTTCGAAACAGCGAACCGCACGCGAACGCCGGTACAGGAAACCGCCCAAGCTTTTACCCGCTTTGATATGGCGTTGAAAAACCTTGGCAAGTCGCAAGACGATTCGTTGCGTCTTACCGAAACCGTTAATAAAATGCTTGTCGTTTCTGGCGCAACTGCCAATGAAGCGGGTTCGGCATTGCTGCAACTTTCGCAGGCATTCAATAAAGGCAAGTTGGACGGCGACGAATTCCGTTCGGTTATGGAACTTATGCCGAATGCAGCCGACGCAATCGCGAAACGTCTTGGCGTAACGCGCGGCGAACTGTTGAAGCTTGCGCCCGAAGGCAAGATTACGGCGAAAGTGATGTTCGACGCATTTACGGCGGCTGCGGCTGGCATAGATGCGAAATTCGGAAAGACGGTGCCCACATTGTCGCAGGCGATGACCGTTCTTCGCAACAATGCGACGCAAACGTTCGGCGAAATGAATAAATCGCTTGGCATTACTGCCGGGCTTTCGAAGGCGCTTATTTTCCTTGCCGAAAATATGAAGACTGTTGCTTTCGTCGTTGCAGTCTTGGGCGCTGCGCTGTTGGTCGCATTCGGCCCGGCTTTGATTGGTGCAATTTCCGCCGCAGCTTCCGCCGTTTGGGCCTTCACTGTCGCGATTGCGGCTAACCCTATCGGCTTGCTTGTTGTGGGCATAACCGCAGCCGTTGCGGCAATCGCAATTTTTGGCGACCAAATCGCCGTAACTTCCGACGGTCTGGTTTCGTTGAAAGACGTTGCTTTGGCTGTATGGTCGTTTATTTCCGACGGTGCGGGCGCTGTTGCCGGTTTGATTAAGGAATATTGGAACATTGCAATCGACTTCGTTAATTCGAAAACCGACGGCATGGGCGAAAAGTTCCGCGATATTGGTTCCGCAATTGTCCAATTTGCAAAGACTGTTGTTAATACTTATATCGGTCTTTGGGTCGGCGTTTATAACGCGGTCGTTAATGGCTGGCAGTTATTCCCCGCAGCAATGCGCGATATTTTCGCAATGACGCTTAATTCAGTCGTCGGCATTACCGAAAAAATCGTAAATGCTGCGCTTGAAGGTATTAACAAAATTACCGAACTTGCGAACCAAGGCGCGGAAAAACTAGGTATCGGAAAAATCTTCGAAGGCGGTTTGTCTGTTTCGTTGGACAAATACAAAATGGACGTAACCGGCGCGGCTTCGGATTTGGCCGGAACCGTGAAAGGCGCATTTTCTAGCGCATTCGGAACGGATTTCGTCGGAAGCGCCGTCGGCGCTATCGAAGCCCGCGCGCGTCAAATCAGCGGCGCACGACGCGCGACCGAAGGCGCAGGTTCCGCCTTGCGCGGCGCTGGCACTGCCCCGGTTGCTTCGCCAGACGCCAAAGCCTTAAAGGCTGCGCAGAAACGCGCCGACGAAATGGCAAAGGTTAATCGCAACCTTGACGAAGAATTGACCGCGCTTCAACGCTTAGGCCCGGCTTACGTCGTTTCTAATCGTTTGCTTGAAATTGAAAATAATTTGCTTGATAAGAAAATCAAGCTTACGGATTCAGAACGTGAAAGCATTAAGGCGAAGCTTCAAGCAATCCAAGACCAAAAAGCGGCGAACGCACTTAGCGAAATCAATAAAGAACTAGACCAACAATCGGCGATTTTGGGCAAGCTTGGGCCGCAACAAGAAATCGCCCAACAAATGCAGCAATATCAAAACGATTTGTATTCGCGCGGAATCATCCTTAACCAACAGGAAACCGCCGCATTGCAAAAGCGCCTTGAAGTATTGCAGCAAGAAAAGGCAGTTTCGCAAGAACTGAATAAGATTTATTCCGAAACCGAAGGCAAGAAACTTTCGCTTCAACAGCAAACGACCGCGCTTAATCAAGCATACGCGCAAGGCTTAATCAACCTTGACGCATATTCGAACCGACTTGTTAAAATTGGTTTGGATATGACGAACCTTAAACTTCAAGCGCAGGAAGGAACGTTTAACGACGTTATGATTTCCGGCCTTGGTTCGATTGTGTCGCAATATGAAGGCGTAATGTCCGGCCTGTCGGATGCTTTCGGCGGATTCTTTACAAGCTTTACCGACGGCTTCGCGAATAGCGTAGGCCGTGCCATTGTTTATTCGGAAAACTTAAACGACGCCCTTTCGAATGTTGCAAAAGAAGCCGTCGCCGGTTTGATTTCCGCACTTGTTAAACTTGGTATTCAATACGTCGTAAATGCCGCGCTTGGTCAAGCTATCGGGGCTTCGTCTTTGGCTGCGCAAACGGCGGCGTCTGCGGCGGCTGCAACGGCCACGGCTGCGGCTTGGGCAACGCCTGCCGCCTTGGTATCCCTTGCCAGCTTTGGCGCTAACAGCGTGCCCGCGATGGCCGGGATTACGGCAACGGCTGCGCTTACCGAAGGTCTTGCACTGGCAAGCGTTGCAGGCTTCGAACAGGGCGGCTATACCGGCAATGTGGGCACGAAAGAAATTGCCGGGGTTGTTCATGGTCGCGAATATGTATTCGACGCCGCTTCGACTGATAGAATCGGGGTCGGCAATCTTGAAGCAATCCGCAACGGCGCGTCGTATGTTTCTTCGAATACTTCTATGGCTGGTTCTAGTTCTTCCGGCGCTGCAATTGCCGTAAATATTGAAAATTACGGCACTTCGAAAGACTTTGAAGTTCAACAAATCAGCGAAAGCGAAGTTCGAATTATTGCACGTGATGAAGCCCGCGCGGTTGTTCAAAAAGAAGCGCCCGGCGTAGTTGCTTCGCAAATCAGAAACCCGAATTCCAGCGTATCCAAGTCTTTGGGCCAAAATACGCAAACGCAAAGAAGGCGGTAAATCATGGCTTTGACAAAATTTATAATTCCGCCTGAAAATTCGGCGTATTCGGTAACAGACGGAAAAGAAGTCGTCGCAACGCAACTTGACGGCGGCGCGTCGCGCTATCGTCGTGATATTTTAGGCGCGACTTCAACAGTTAATGTTTCTTGGATTTTGGGGCCGGATGAATACAAATATCTTCGTTCGTTTTATCGCGCTTTAACTTTGAAAGGCGCGAAGCCGTTTTTAATTGATTTGATATTGGACGAACCTACATTTACCGAACATAAGTCTTATTTCATTCCGGGTTCGATGCAACTTACAGCGCAAAAAGGTTTGACTTATTGGATTTCCGCGCAACTTGAAGTCGCACCGGCTGAAATTGATTACGAAGCCGAAGCCGATTTTGCCGTAATTTATAGCAACTTTGGCGCAAATTGGGAAACAACTTTTCCGCCCTTTGATGACGAGTTGAACACGCTTATTAATATCGAAATTCCAAACGACTTGGCGGTTTAATATGACAACTTACGCCGAATTCTTTTTAAAATCTAAATCAAGCGTTGTTCAATTGGAAACGCTGGAAATTTCGCATCCTGATTTTACGAAAGTTTATCGGGTTGTTCGCAATGCTGTTCAAGGCGTTACGGTTGCGCTTGAAAATAATTCGTCGGCAACGTTTGATTATTACCCGTTGAAGATTGAAAACGCCGGAATTCGAAACGACCTAGACCAATCAATTACAATAA